CGATCAGGCAGGGGCGCGGGTCAATCTCGGGCTGGTCATCGGCACCAACGTGCAGGCATACGACGCCGAACTGGCCGCGATCGCCGGGCTGGCATCGGCGGCCGACAAAATCCCCTACTTCACCGGTTCCGGCACGGCCAGCGTGGCAGACTTCACCGCCTTTGGCCGGTCCCTGGTGGATGACGCGGACGCCTCGGCAGGGCGCACCACGCTTGGGCTGGGCACGATCGCGACGCAGGCAGCCAGCAACGTGGCGATCACCGGAGGGTCCATCACCAACCTGACGACGTTCGATGGCAATACGGTCGATGGCGGCACCTTCTAACGTGCAACCCGTTGCACGGGGGTAGGGTATGGCAAACATCATCACGCACCGTAAAAGCTCCACAGCTAGCGCCGTCCCCAGCGGCGGTTCTCTGGCGCTGGGCGAACTGGCGATCAACACGGCGGATGGCCGGCTGTTCCTAAAAAAAGGAGACGGCACCGTCGTCGACGTCGGCAATTCGGCGCTGACCAGCTTGAACTTTCAGATGAACGGCGGCGGAGTGGCGCTCACTACCGGGATCAAGGGGTTCATCGAAGTCCCCTATGCCTGCGACATCGTCTACTGGACCGTCCTCCTTGCGTCCGGCGCGGGGGCAACGGCGGCCGAGACGGTGGCCATCGACATCCTGCGCTCGACCTACTCCGGCTTTGCCACCATTCCCTCGATCGTGGGGGCCGGCACCAAGCCGGGGACGTCCTCGGCGACCAAGAACCAGGGCGCCCCCGCAAGCTGGACCAGCGTGGCGATCTCGGCCGGTGACATCCTTGGCTTTCAAGTAACCACGGCACCTGCGACCGCGCAGATGTGCACGCTCTCGCTGCGCGTGCAGCGGAAATAGGAACACGACGGATGATGCACCTCGACACCAAGACAACGCTGCTGGCGGCCATCCGCGCCGAGGTGGAGAGCGATCCCACCCAGCGCGGATATGCGGGCAAGTCGCCGGGGCAGATCACGGCGCTGCTCAACGCTCCCATCGTGGTGGCGGCGCCGGTCAAGCACCGAAATGTCCTCATCAGCGATGTGCGCGGCTACCTGGAAGCGCGTCTGGTGCTGGTGCGGCTGGAGGACTGGGTCGCGGACCCCGCCACGCCAAAGGGCGATGCGCGCGACGCCGCCCGCACCCTGCTGCGCGTCACGTCGGCGCCCGGCCTCTCGGAGTTCCGAACCGGCGATGATGCGGGGCGCGCCAATATCCTCGGCCTGTTCGCGCTGCTGGCGCAGACCGGAGCCGGCGGGCTCACCATGGAGCATTACGCCGAGATCGCCGCGATGACGCTGGCGCCGGCCGGGCCGCCGACTGTCCAGGCGCCGCGATGGTCCGCCTTGATCGAGGGCATCGGCGGCGCGCCGAATGCGGCCGATGAGGCGCTGATCGCGGAGGCGCTGGCATGACGATCTTCAGCCCGAACACCTACCCGAACAGCACCGCCATCACGATCACGGTGGCGTCGCTCGCCAGCACCACGGCCGATCCCCCCGTTGGGCGGGAGAGCACGGAGGTCTTGCAGAGCACCGACCTCGCCGAGGAGGTGTTGATCGACGGCAAGATCACCACCGGCACCAGCCCCACGAATGCACGCCGCATCCGTATCTGGGCATGGGCCGGCGCCTATGACGGCAGCACCGCACGCAGGCCGGCCGGCGTCACCGGCAGCGATGCCGGCCTGACCCCAGTCGGGAACTACAAAACCGGATTGGTGCTGCTGCACCATATCGACACCAACGGCACCAGCAACTTCACCTACAATTTCGCGGGCATCTCCCTGCGCCAAGCATTCGGCGGCCTGATCCTGCCGGCGCGGTGGGGTATTTTCGTGGATCACAACACCGGCGTCGCGCTCAACTCGACCGGCAGCAACCACGAACTCCGCTACACGCCGCTGAAGTCACAGGGGGTATAGCCCATGGGCGTGATGCGTCCCGGCGGTCGCGTCCGGCCCAATGAGATCGCCAAGTCGCGGGGGCTGGTGTTCGCGTTGGATTTCGCCAACCCCGAGGCGGAGCCCTGGATCAGGGACCGCGATACCGGCGTGGTGCCGGGCTCGTTCGGCAATGGCGGCGATCGCGTCACTAGCAAAGCCGGCTGGGGGCTGGGCGGGACGAACGGGTATTGGCAGGCCGCCTCTGGGGTCACTTGGAGCGTTCCGACGACTGCCGGGACCATCATCGGTGCGGCAACTCCCAGCTTCGCAAGCAATTCGGCGACGTCGCACTATTTGTTTTCGCAGGCCAACAACTATCCGTCCGGTCCCGGCGTTGAAGTTCTGAAGTATAACGACGGAAATTGCTATTTTGGAATAATCAGCGGCGGCGATAAGCGCGTCATTTTTTCCAATGTAGGGCTATGGGACCCCGGCGAGTTCCTAACGATGGGCACTTCCTGGGGAGCGTCCGGGCAGACCGCTTGGGTCAAGGGGCGCGCGGTCGCCAGCAATGCTAGCACGGGTCTTTCCGCGACCAACGGCACGCCGTTTACAGTTGGCCACTTGCACCCAAACACCGGCAGCAACGAAAGCTGGGACAAGACCGGCGATGCCTCGATCCAATACCTCTTGATCTTCGACCGCGAACTGTCGGCCGCCGAATGGGCCGAGGCCGAGGTGGACAAGTGGTGGTGGATAGAAACAATGCCCGGCATTGGTCACAACGGCGGGCCTCCGCTTGCTACGCCGTTCTACCAGTCGATCATTTCTGGCTAGGAGCACTTCATGCGCACCTTCGAGCTACACAACACGGCCCTGTCGCACGGGGTCATCGTCGCCCTGGACGAAAACAGGATCAGCTTGCGCACCACCGCGCCAGTGACGGCGAGCGACGCGCTGCGAGAAGCCAGTGAGAGCGAAACCAGCGCGCTTCTCTCGTGGGTAGGCGATTACCTGGGAGGGGACATGATCATCTTCGGTGGCCTGTCTTACGACGCGAAGTCGGTATACCCCGGCGCGGAGCATGGGCGCATCAAGGTTGTCTCCGCTCTGGCGTGGGAGCCGGACCCCCGCCGTCATGGCGCCGAAATGTCTGACCGTGGCATGTGGATGTTCCCGGCGGAACCCAGTGGCGCCCTGCGCACTCCGTTCAACCGCACGCTGCAGTCTCTCCCCGGACGAGAGGCCGCCGGCCTTATCTACCGCCGCGACAGGGTCAACACCCCTCTGATCGTCTGCATGCCCTACGCCGACAGCCCGTTCGCCGACGCGACAATCGTGGTCTCCGGCAATCGCGCGCAGGGAGTGCACCACCCATTCAAGGCGGGGCTACGAGAGAAGGGGATCGCGAGCGAAATCTACCGGTGGCCGATCCTGAGTCTGTCTGGGCCGACCGAAATCGCGGCGGACGGATCGACGGAGGTCACCATGCGGGTCTTCGACAATATCACCCAGCAGATTGACACGCGTTGCAATTCAACGATCTACCTCGAAGCCGTCTCCGGCTACCTGCCGCACACACGGGCGAGGCTGAAGGAAGGGCAGGGCACGTTCCGCGTCTCGGCGATGGGCCTGCTGCCGGGCGAAGAACTGCGGGTGAAGGCAGGCTGGCGCTATTACCCAGGTGCGGACGAGATCAGCATCCGGGTGGACTGACGTGGCGGTTTTCACGATCCTGGCGCGACGCCAGAACGGCGAGATGGTCGGTCTGACTTACAACAACCTGACCAGCGATCTGCGGTGGCGGGAGACCGGCGAAAGAGTCGTGGCGCCTGTAGAGCGCAACTGGCCGGCGGCCACGATCGTTTCACCCGAGGCGCCCGGCCGCAAAGAGACGGTGACCACGCTGAAGATCAGCCTCGGCCTGTCCTGCAACTACTCCTGCACCTACTGCAGCCAGCGGTTTGTTCCCCACGCGGCTGAGACGGCGCACCGCGACATCGAGCCGTTTCTGACCGGCCTGGACTCGTGGTTCGACACCCGAGGGACAGATGGGCGGGGCAGGGGGCTCAAGATCGAGTTCTGGGGTGGCGAGCCCTTGGTCTACTGGAAGACGCTCAAACCGCTGGCCGAGGCGCTGCGGGAGCGCATGCCAAACGCCTCTTTCCTGATGGTCACCAACGGCTCTCTGCTCGACGAGGAAAAGAATTCCTGGATCGACCGGATGGGGTTCCAGATTGGGCTGTCCCATGACGGGCCGGGACAAAAAGTGCGTGGACCGGACCCGTTCGACGATGCAGAAAAGGCCCGGAGCATCTACGACCTCTACGCCCGCCTGAAGCCGTCCGGACGCATCACGATCAACCCAATGCTCCATCGCACTAATCCGTCCCGTGCGGCGATCCAGACGTGGTTCCAGGCCCGCTTCGGCGACGAAGTGGTGCTCGGCGAGGGTGGTTTCATAGACCCCTACGACGAGGGTGGGATGGCCTATAGCCTCAAGCGGGCTGACCATCTCGCCTTCCGTCAGACAGCCTTCAGGGAGCTTAGGGAGGGCAGGGCGGACCGCTTTGAGATCGCCAGCATGAAAATCGGTGCGTTCGTCAACACGCTCACCTACCGCCGCCCCGGTGAGGCAGTGTGGCAGAAGTGCGGGATGGACCGACCCACCAACATCGCGGTGACCTTGCGAGGCGACGTCATCACCTGCCAGAACACGTCTCCTGCCGGCAAGGCCCCCAATGGCAAGTCGCACAAGATCGGGACAGTGGCCGATCTCGCAGGAGTGAAACTGGACACCGCCCGGCATTGGTCGACGCGCAAGGAGTGCGCGGCCTGCCCTGTGCTGCAGTTGTGCCAGGGCTCATGCATGTTCCTCGAAGGCAAGTTGTGGGACGCCGCTTGCGATAATGCCTTCAGTGACAACATCGTCTTCTTCGCCGCCGCGATCGAATTCTTGACCGGGGCGGTGCCCTACTACATCACAGCGCCATTGCGCCAGGAACGCCGCTGGATTTTCGGCGACACAGTGTCCGAAGGCGAACAAACTGCTCTTGCAGTCTAGCGATCTTTCGGCTACATATTTGCCACGCAAACAGGAGCAGCACATGCAGCAGCCCCCCGACCCGCCCACTCCGGCACCCGCCCAACAGGTCGCCGCGCCGAACGGCCAGGGTTTCGAAGCCGTCGCGTTTCTGACCGAGTTGGTCGGATCGCTCAGTCGCCAGCGCAACCAAGCCCTCGACCTCCTTGGGCAACTCGAAGCCCAGGTGAACCTGCTGAACCGCCAGATCGGCGCGATGCTGAAGGACGCCTCGATGCGTGAGGCGGCGCGACAGGCCGAGGCCGCCCAGACGGACGCGTCCTTGGCCGAGATGAAACAAGAAATCGCCATGCACAACGAGAATTTGGCGTTCTTTCGTGCCGAGGTAGCCGCCCTGCGCGCCGAGAAGGAAACCCAGAAGGAAGCCGGCCGCGTGGTTCAGTCGCGCATCACCCCCGTTGCCGTTCCGTCGAGTCCCAGCGACACTGGCGACCTGTTGTCCCCCCCGGCAGGCACGCCTTAGCCCGAGTGAAACTGGTTGCACCGACGTGAAGGGAGGCCCGGGACTGATCACCCCGGGCCTTTTCCTTGACAAACGATTTACACTGTGCTAGTCTTACAATACGCGACAAGGGAACGTCGCAGAAGGAACATTATGGAAAGTCGAGCACGTGCCGTCATCGACCAAGAAATATCTACGAGGTTATCTGACTTACACAATGGACATACTGGCAGACTACGGTCTTTCACTGCTGGTTGTCGTGTATCTGTGTGGTCTGGCTATGTTGTTCTTGCGATTAATTGAGTAGCACCATGCCGCGTCGACTAGACCTCGAACCCCGCGAACACGAGCTTCCGCTACTGCCTCCGGTGCGCATCCCGCCCAGGGGTGAGAACCGCGACGACTGGGTAGCCGCGTGTGGCGGCACCGAGGAGCCTTTCACCGTGCGCGGCCGGCGCCTCCACTACATGTGGAACCGGCGCAACGGAGACCATGCCTACTACGACTGCGATCGGGACATCTTTCTGACCCCGGAGGAATACATGGAGATCATCAATGGCTGACCCCAGTCACCTTGGACCGTTCCTTGGCCGAGGCAGACCCGTCTTCAGGGTGCGCGAGTTGCTGCCGTGGTTCGTCGTCTGCTTCATCCTGTTCGTCGGCTTCGTGAACTGGGTGACGCCGTGACCGAAGTTGTGCTGCGCCAACGCGTGCGGCCGGTGGCCATTGTCGTGCAGCCCACCCCAGTTCTGCGCGAGCGCGTGCGCCCTGCCCCGTCCACCCCACATGTGTGGCCGAACGGATCGGCGGTGTTCGAAAGCGGTGCGGCCAAAGGAGGCACCTGGGTTCCTGCAGAGCAGCGCCCAGGGTTCCAGGGCCGTGTCGTCAGAGAAGACAAGGGTCGGTTCAAGGTCTGGCGCTGGCGCGGCCAGTATCAGGCGGTCGGGGTCTTTGCATCGTTCAGCGAAGCCCTAGCCAAGCTGTAGCTGGCGGCGGTTCTTCTTGCCCGGCGGTCGACCAACCATTTTCTTGCCACACGCCACTGCGATACGGCGGACGTCGACTTCGTAGAATTCCGCGAGTTGGCGCAGGCTCATGCCGTATTCGTGGCAAACGCGGATGTAGGCGATCTCGTCGGGTGTAAATTCGGACGCAGTAGAGGCGACCCGCTTCTCCAGTTCCTCTGTCCGGCGGCGAAGTGCCGACAATTCCGTGGCGGATTGAGCCTCCGCCAGTTTGGAGGTAGCCTCGACCAGTTGGACCAGAAGGTTCCGGCCCCCCTGCCCCGGCTCCTGGCCGGGACGCATGGCCCGCAGGCCGGCATCGAGCACAGCTTTCAGGAGCACTGGCCGTCGACTACCGTCCGGGGTGACGGAGGTGAAGGCGAGTTTGGCAACGATAGAGTCAATATCTATGGAGGGCATGTGCACATTGGCACATTTTCGGTCGCGTTCGTCAAGATCAAAGTAAAAAGGGAAAACCATGAAGACCATACTGACAAGTGTAGCCGTCATTGCACTTCTTCTGATGTCCGGATGTGGGGCGAACGGGTCAGCGCCGGGAACGCCAGGGTATGACCATTTCGCGGTCGGCCCGCTCGGGCGCGGCCTGGAATACCAGAACCGGATGAACCGTGCCGGCGGCGTCGGGCGCGGCTATGGCTACGGACGCGGTCGTCGGTAATGGCCGACCTGTCGACCACGATCGCGATGCTGGGGGTGCTGTCCACGCAGCACCCCCTGCCCGCGCTGGACCCGCAGCAGGTGCATTGTCTGGCCGAGACCGCGTTTCACGAAGCGCGCGGCGAAGGTGAGCACGGCCAGCGCATGGTGATCGACGTGATTTTGAACCGCGTTGCACGGCCCGGGTATCCGGCAACCGCCTGTGGCGTGATCCGGCAGCCCGGGCAGTTCACCTATACTCGGCGGCCGGTCTCGCTCCATAAACCGGCGCAGCGCGAGGCGTGGCGCATCGCAGTGCGGGTGGCATCGTTCCGACTCGCAGGCTTTGCTCCTCGCCTACACAGCGGCACCCACTTCTATCGGAAGAACCTGCGGCCTACATGGGCAGCCAAAGGCCGCGTCGTCGCCCGGGTAGGTGGTCACATTTTCGTGGAATTGATGCCGTAGCCCAAAAATCTACGGTCTGCCGCACGATTGACGTTGATCTTCGCGCTCCCGCTTGCATATGTAAGCCCGCAAGGACCGACCGGCCCTCGCCGTAGTAACAGCAGTCCGTTTCGCACGGGCAGACGGGGAACTACCGATGACAACAATCGTGGACAGGGCACTGCGATCTCGTATCACCGCCGACGACCATGAAGTGAACTCCATCCTTTCTGACCCAGACAGCAAGGACTACCAGGACCTGCGGGACCGGGCGGCGTATGTCTACGTCACCGGCAGTCTGCCGAGCCATCTGCGCACACTCATGACCAGCCTGCTGTGTCGCCTCACGAAGTATTCTCGAACCCCCGTGTCCCTCGATCGCCGCGTGGGGTCGATGGCGCTGAGTCACGAGATGATCGAGAGGCTGAACCTTGACCAGCACCCCCTGGTGGTGAAGCTGCGCCCTTTCATCGAGCAGGGCTATCGCATCCAGACCGACCGTGACACGAAGGCTCGTCGACCCTACAGCAAGGTTTTTCTCTACAAGCCGGGCTCGGGCGACAAGGTCACGGTGCAGATCGACGGGTCTCTGAAGGAGGGATGGGCGTAGGCCGAAAGGCCCGACCTGTCCTTCTCGGGCCGTGCAACGCGTTGCAAGTTGACATGTAGACGTCTGCCGCCCTATTTGTGGGATGATCTGCTGCAAAAGGGCATCCCATGGCCGCCGTTCGTAAGCCCGCTGCCGCGCCCTCTCCCGTCCATGGCGCGCACTCCCTCCGCTCGGCGACTCGCAGTTCCTCGATCCGCGATATGGGGGCTGCGAAGGCGGAGGCAAATCCACTTGTCGCGGTGCTGAAGGAATACCACGAGAGCAAGGGTCTCGATGATCCGTTCAAGGACCTCTACACCGGCGGTGGCCTCGGCGGGGCGCTGAACATCATCGAGCCGGCCTACAACCTCTACGCCCTGATGCGGTTGCCGCAGGAAAACTCGATCCTGGCCCAGTGCATCGACGCCATGGCCACCAACGTCGATGGGCACGGCCATATGCTCTACTACGTCGGCCCCGAAGGCAAAGAAACGACCCCCTCGGCCAGGAAGGAAAAGGCGAAGCTCGCCCAGCTTCTCGACTACCCCAACGAAGACTACACCTTCGGCGAGTTGCGCAACCGGCTGCGGCGCGACTACGAGACGCTTGGCTTCTTCACCATGGAGACGCCGCGCGACAAGAAGAAGCAGATCGTAGGTCTCAACCATCTGCCAGCGCACACGATGCGCCGCACGGCGCGAGACACCCAGACCACCCGGGTCACGATGACCCTGCCCCGTGGCGAGCAGGAGAGCGTCACGGTCGACAAGCGGTTCTGCCGCTTCGTGCAGATGATCGGCAACCGCAAGGTGTTCTTCAAGGAGTTCGGTGATCCGCGAACCATCGACCCCAACACGGGGCTGGTCAACAACAGCCTGTCGCTGGAAGACAGCGCCACCGAGGTCATCTTCTACTCGCGCTACACCCCCGGCCTGCCCTACGGCGTGCCGCGCTGGTTCAACCAGTTGCCCGCGATCATGGGCGGCCGGCAGGCGGAGTTGACCAACCTCGACTTCTTCAAGGAGAACGCGATCCCGGCCATGGTCCTGCTGGTCTCGGGCGGACTGGTCACCGAGGAGTCGATCACCGCGATCGAGAACAGCTTCCGCAATGCGAGGGGCCGCAAGTCGATGAACCGGGTGGCGATCGTCGAGGTCGGCGGCGACGTGTCGACCGCCTCCGAAAGTGGCGCGATCCCGGTGCCCCGTGTCGAACTGAAGCCGCTGCAGGGCGATCGCCAGGGAGATGCCCTGTTCGCCAACTACGAGAATGCCAACGAGGAGAAGATCAGGTCGTCGTTTCGTCTGCCGCCGATCTTCCTCGGCAAGAGCACCGACTACACCTTCGCCACCGCGCGCACGAGCTACGAGATCGCCGAGGGTCAGGTATTCCGGCCCGAGCGCAAGCTGTTCGACGACATGATCAACCGTTTGGTGCTGTCCACCTACAACCCCGTGTTCTGGCAGTTCCGCTCCATGCCGCCGCGCCTCGCCGCGCGCGAGGACATCATCCGTGCCGTGAATGTGTTCGAGCGCGTCGGCGCGCTGACCCCCAACGTCGCCATCCAGATGGCCAACGAGTTCTTCGATCTGGAGATCACCCCGGTGGGCGAGTTCTGGGGCGACTATCCGTTCGCCCTAGTGCAGACCTTGGCCCAGACTGGACAGTTGGACCCGGAAAAAATGGGCGAACTGGGCAAGCTGTTCCTGCCCCCGGTCGACACGTCCGACGACCCCGGCGGCAATCCGAACGATGCGGGTGGGCGACCCAGCGGCGTGGGTAATGGCGAGGGCAGTGGAAACGGCGCCGCCCCTGCCCGCCCGAAGCGAGCACGTGGGCAGGCCCTGATGAACGAGGCGTCGATAGGTGTGGCGACCCTGCGCAAGCTGCTCGAAGACGTGCGCGAGACACAGACCGCCGATTTTTGAGACTTTTTCCCGTGCAACGCGTTGCACGGCTTGACATGTAGACGATGTTTTGACCAGAGTGCCGCCGACGAGGACATTCATGCCGAAGACCGCACCTGTTTCGCCCGGAGACGCCCACGCTGCCGCCAAGACGGAAGGCAGCAAGGCGCAAATTCGCGTCGCTATCAAGCGTATCAACAAGGCCAAGCAGATCGTCTACGGCGAGGTCTACGCGCCCAACGTGCTGGACACCTGGGGCGAGTTCATGTTGGCCGACGACATCGAGATGATGGCGCATCGTTTCATGCGCCTCGACGTCACCAAGGCGATCGACACTCAGCACGACAACGAACCCAACGGCTCCTTCCCGGTCGAGACCTTCATCGCCCGCGACGGCGACCCCGACTATACGCCTGGAGCATGGGTGATGGGCGTGAAGGTGTCCGACGAACGGTGGCCAGACGTGCTGGATGGCAAACTGAACGCGTTCTCTTTCCAGTCGCTGGTGCGCCCGGTCGACATGGAGATCGAATACGAGGTCATTCGAGACCACGTGGGGTCGACCGCCATGGGGCTCGATACCGACCACACGCATGTCTATTTCGTGCAGGTCGGCGAAGACGGGCAGGTGGTCGGCGGTAAGACTGATGAGGTCGACGGCCACTCGCACATCATCACCAAGGCGTCGATCACCGACATCACGGCGGGGCACTCCCACCGTTTCTTCCTCTGAAGGGGGCCTGAGATGCAGCGTAAAGCCAAGATCGTGACGGCCACCGCCAAGGCGCTGACGGACCCGCACCCGCAGTTCGTCTCCCTGGTCCAGACCGGCGCCAACATGACTCCGTTCCTGGCGGTGAAGTCCGCCAAGACCGTGGCGGCGAAGGCCGACAGCCACGACGTCGCCAAGATCGCCTTCCGGTCGGAGAAGTTCGCCGACGAGGCCGCCGTCAAGGCGTGGCTCGATGACGGCGGCTACGAGGGCTACACCATCATCAAGTCCGACGAGGGCTTCACGGTCGCCGGCACCTACGACGGCGACGATCTGCGCGAAGTCAAGATGGACGGCCTGTCCATCTTCGTGGCACCCCGCGCCGCCGAGACCACCAAGACGGTCGAGTCCCCCGTCGAGAGCGCCCCGTCCAACATCGTCTCCGTGCAACCGGTTGCACGGAAGGACGCGGAACCGAGCCCTGCCGGCGCCGAGATGCGCGTGAAGTTCGACTCGTGGTATGCGAAGTATGCCGATCAGGACATCAAGACGATGGATGGCCTGCTGGCGTGGTGCAACGACGGGCTGCCCCCGGGCCTCTACGAGGTGACCGAGGTGGCCTACGCCGCCATGCGTAACTGCGCCCTGGATCGAGACTTCGCCGGCATGCGCGCTGTGGGCGCGGAATGGGGTGATCTCGTCGCCAGGATGGCAGAGATGTTCCCCCTCCCGGCGCAGAAGTCCGCCACCGACACCGACGCGATGGCCCTGGTGATCAAGGCATTCGCCCCCGACCTCGCCCCCGCCACTCTCCAGGAGACCACCAACATGACCACGAAGGCCGCTGCGTCGGCTGCAGGCGCCGATGGCGCCCCGGCCGTGAAGTCCGACACCGCTCCCGCCGCCGACGCCACGACTCCCGCCGCCAAGGCGGAAGGCACCGAAGGCACCGAAGGCGCCGAGGGCGGCGAGCCCCAGCCGGGCGCTCCGTCGGCTCCCGTCACCGATGCCCCTGCCCCGCCGGTCGAGAACGGCAACGACACCCAGCCCGCCGGCCAGGGCGAGGGCACCGGCAAGGCAGCCGACCCGACGATGACCGATGTGTTCGCTCTCGTCGGCAAGTTGACGTCAACTGTTGACGTGCTGGCCACAACTGTGGCAACCATGCGATCCGAAGCTGCCGCCAACGAAGAGAAGCTGGCGCAGCGGGTATCCGCCATCGAAGAGGTGCGGCAGACCCGGAAGGGCGCAGACGCGGACGAAGCGACGGGCACGGCACCCGGGCAGAAGACGACCAAGGACAGCGACCACATCGCATCCCTTCGGACGTCCGGCATGCTCGGCCTTCGGACCCCGCTGAAGTCGGCGCAGCGATAACCATCTGCACACACGAGAGGTTACCCACATGTCCCAGGTTCTTTCCCAACGCGCCGACCTCGCGCTCGCCGGTCTGACCAGCAACGGCGGCATTCTCAGCGCCGAGCAGAACGACCGTTTCATCCGTCTGCTGATCGACCAGCCGACGATGATCGGGCTCGTTCGCGCGGTGCCCATGAACGCCCCCGAGATGAAGCTGAACAAGATCGGCTTCGGCTCCCGCATCCTGAAGGTGGCGCCGCAGGGCACCGTCCCGTATCAGGCCGATGACGGCACCAACGATCGCTACCTGCTCGCGGCCGATCGTTCGGCGGTGACGACCAGCCATATCAACCTGACCACCAAGGAGATCATGGCCGAGGTCCGCATCCCCTACGAGGTGCTGGAGGACAACATCGAGCGCGGCGACCTGCAGAACACCATCCTCACCCTGATCGCCGAGCGCGCTGCTCTCGATCTGGAGGAACTGCTGATCAAGGGTGACACCGCCAGCGGCGACAACTACCTCGCCCTGATGAACGGCATCCTGAAGCGCATCACCTCCAACGTGGTCGACGCCGCCTCCGGCACGATCGCGCTCGGCACCTTCAACAACCTGAAGAAGGCGATCCCGACTCGCTACCGCCGCAACATGGGTGCGATGCGCTTCTTCTCGTCCATGGACCGCGAGAGCGACTACCGCGTGACCGTGGCCTCGCGCGGCACAGACCTGGGCGACGCGCTGATGACCAGCAACGTGCCCCTGCCGGTCCTCGGCGTCCCGCTGGTGTCGGCGGCGCTGATGCCGAACGCCAACATCGTGCTGTCCGACCCGAAGAACGTGATCTTCGGCGTGCAGCGCAACATCCGCATCGAGCAGGACCGGGACATCCGGTCGCGCGAGATCATCATCGTGCTGACCTGCCGCGTGGGCATCACGATCGAGGAAGAGACCGCGATGGCCAAGGTGATCAACCTCGGCTGATCCAGCGGCGGACACAACGACGGGGCTACCTGAAAAGGTAGCCCCGCTTCTCCTACCTTTCTGATCGCGCAGCGGCGCGGAGGTGAACCAAATGACGATCTACCTCAAGAGCGGCGGCATGATGGTGGGCTCGGCTCTGCCCTTCGACGCGCTGCGCGCGATGGCACAGTTCCAGGCGCGCACCGCGCTCGACAGTGTCACCGACCTGACCAACTCGATCGGCGGCACGCCCGACAGCGGCTTCGCCGTGGCGACCGTGGCGGCCGATGCCACCAATGTCGCCAACGCGGCCACCAACCTCGCGCAGAAGGCCGCGACCGAGGCGGCGATGGAGACGGTCAAGGACGCCCTGCTCGAACTCTACACCAAGGCCAACGCGGCGGCGACCAAGGTCGGGCTGGCCAACATCACCTACAGCGGCGGCGGCACGGCGGCCGATGGAACCGCAGCCGCCGTGACCGTGGCGGTGACCGCCGCTGCCACCGGTGTGCCGGCGACCGCCTTCAACACCTTCATCGCGGCGGTGAACGAGGCGACCTACAACCTCGCCGTGCTGGTGAACAAGGTGGCCGTGGCCGCCGATGTGGCGCCCCTGGTGCTGAACTACTCGGGCACGCCGGTCACCACCGTGGCCGCGATCTCGACCTCGACCGGCACCGCCGCCGATCCGGGCGTGACCAAGGCGATCGCAGATGCCCGCCTGACGTCGATGCGCACCAACCTCACCACGGTGGCCACCCGCATCAACGCGCTGTTCGCCGGTCCGGGCAATGCCCCGGTCGTCGCGCAGTAACCCTGAACCCACGAGGAGCCCTTCATGAGCACCACGACCACGGCTGCGAACGTCATCGCGAACGCCGACGCCACCAAAACCCCCGACCAGTGGTTCGCCACGCTGAAGCGCGGCCGGGTCTACTACCTGCGCGATCGTCTGTTCGAGACGGGCGTCGAGCAGCCGGTGTCCGAGGCCGACAAGCTGTATCTGGAGGAGTCCGCCGTCGACGAGGTCTCCGTCGAGGGCGAGAGCGAATTCCAGCCCCGCGCCAAGTTCGCCTTCCGCTTCGGGCAGTTGGGTGGCGCTCCGGGCAATACCCCGGCCCGCCCCGGCCGCCAGCGCGCCCGCCAGTAACCGTGCAACGCGTTGCACCCTGATGATCAGCAAACCCCTGGTTTCGGTCGCCGACGTCCGCCCCCTGATGGCCATTCGGGCCGGGGATGAGGACTACGACGACCGGATCAGGGGTTTGATCGCGATCGCCACCCAACAGATCGAGACCGCCACCGGGCGGAAGTTCACCCGGCAGGAATTCACCCAGGTGTTCCCGACCTATGACGGGATGCAGGTGCAATACGACTTCGGCTCGCCCGGCAACGTCGACGGCGTGCTCGCCAGTTTCCGCCCCATCCGCTACAACCTGCGCGGCTGTGAAATCCAGACCAGCCCCGCGATGCAGGTGTTCTACGATCCGCGCGAGGAATACGGGGCCGACACGCTGCGCGAAGACTTCGACTACATGATCCGCCCCACGGCCGAGCAGGGCTACATCGAATTGCGTTTCGGCACCGCCGAGACCCCCGCCGGGCTCAAGGTGATCTACACCGCCGGCTACGAGGTGGACACCGACAGCGACACGCTGCGCGTCGCGGCGCCGGAAGACCTGCGCTATGCCTGCGTGCTCCAGACCATCTTCCTGTTCAACCGGCTGGCCCCGTCCAACATCGGTATCGACATCGACCGAGGCGAGGGTGCGACCATGAAGGCCCGCTTCACCTCGCGTGGGCTGGCCCCCGAAGTCGGCATGATGTTGGTGGGGTATCGCCAGCCGCGCATGGGCCGCGTCTAATGCCCGTCTCGGCCCGCCTTGTCAGCCTGCGCCTGGATGGACAATACATCCCCGCCCGCAACGCGCCCTCCGTGATCGAGCATAGCGTCACCGCCACCGTCTCCCGGGGCGTGCGGCGCATCAAGCCGGCGATGGAGAAGTCCCTTCAGGGGGTCTACCAGTCGCTGAAGAAGCGGCACGGCAATCGTTGGCAGGGCACGGGCCTGTTCGGCAGCCATGGCGGGCCGGACCTGAAGCTGCGTTCCGGCGAGGGCCTGAAGTCGATCCGCGACAGCATCTCGGTCAACTACGACAATCAGATGGGCGTGGTCGCCACTATCGACACCGGCACCATGGGTGTGCACGAGACCGGGGCGACCATCACCCCGCGCAGGGGCAAGTATCTTGCCATCCCGACCGTCTACGCTCTGACGTCGCGGGGCAATCCCCGCACCTCGCCCGGCAAGGCGCGCAACACCTTCTTTCGGATGACCAAGGCGGGCAACCTGTTCCTGTTCCGCCGGGTGAAGGGCGAAGCGCCTGTGCCCCTGTTCCTGATGCGCACCATGGTGGGGCTGAAGGCACGCCTGGGGCTCAAGGAGGCGATCGAAGCCATGGCGGACGCCTTCCCTGACAAGGCCGCCGCTGCGCTGATGGAAGCCAACCGATGAGCGCCCTGTCCCGCCGCGAGCAGATCATGCGCTACATCGTGGGCCTGTTCACGGACATGCGCGCGAGCGTCGACGACTACAGCGTGACCTGGGGTGCCGTCGTGCGCCGGCCGCTGAAGGCCGACGAAGCCAAGCTCAACTGCGCGGTCGGCGTCTACGACGTGGGCGAGGAGAAGACGGCCGAGATCGGTCGCTATCGTTCGATCCTGTCGGTGCGCATCGAGTTCTTCTACCGTCCGAACATCGGAGACGAGCCGAGCACGGAGTTGAACCGCTTGCTCCTTGACATCCAGCGCGTTATGCGCGTCGACCACACTTGTGGGGGGCTGACGTATAATGTATTGGAGGTCGAGAATGAACTGGACATCAGCGGCCCGGCAGACCGGTTGGTAGCAGGGATCATCGAATACCGCGTCGACTACAAGCACCTGCTGGATGACCCCCGCTCTGTTTAGGAGGCCCTGATGCCGATCCTCACGCAAAAAGCCGCACTGCTCGCCAAGGTCGAGACGACCAGCGGCACTGCGATCTCCACGTCCGGCACGACCGATGCGATCCTCGTGTCCGAGCCGATGTGGGCGATCGAGTCCGATGAAGTTGTCCGCAACTTCACGCGCGGCGATCTCTCCAACTACGCCAGCATCTTCACGATGCGTCGCGCCACCCTGACGTTCAAGACCGAGGTGCGCGGCTCCGGCACGGCGGTGACGGCGCCTGACTGGGCGGTCCTGCTGCGCGGATGCGGCTTCGGTGCGACGGCGCAGTCGGCCGGTGCGGCCAAGACGATCACTTCGTCTGCGCGGGATGCGGGCGGCGCCATCGTCACCCACACCGCCACGGCGCACGCCCTGACCGCCGGCCAGTTCGTGACCATCGCTGGCACCACCCAGTCCAGCATGCACGGCGTCTTTCAGGTCGCCACGACCCCGACCGCCAACACGTTCACCGTGGCGAATGCCGGCACCGGCTCCCAGGCTGCCACCGGCGGCACGGCCACCGTCGTTGCCGGCGCGCTCTACACCCCGCAGACCGACAGCATGAACACGCTGACCATGCGTCTGTTCTGGGACGGCATCGAGCACGCCATCGCAGGTGCGATGGGCACGTGGAAGATGACGGCGGAAGCCGGTGGCATCGGCATGATCGAGTGGACCTTCACCGGCACCTACATCACCCCGATCTCCCAGTCCTTCCCGTCGCAGACGCTGCAGAGCCTGATCCCGCCGATCGTCGGCAACCTCGACCTGTCGTGGTCCGCCTCGGCGTCGAACCTGTTCGCCGGTAACGTCGGCATCGACTGGGGTAACCAGATCGCCGTCCGCAAGGACGTCAACTCGGCCCAGGGCATGCACTCGGTCTATATTTCGGGCCGCACCCCCACGGGCAGTTTCTCGCCCGAGGTCTCGACGGCGCTGAACACCGCGTTCCTGGCCGACTGGGAGGCGTCGACGACGCGTCCGTTCTCGACCGAGTTCGGGTCCGGTGCCGGCGCCACGGTGATCTTCTCCGCCCCTGCCGCGCAGATCACGGGCATCGGTTATGGCGACCGCGACAACATCCGCACCTACGATCTGAATATCGCGTTGCGGCGACTGTCGTCTGCCGGCAACGACGAACTGACCCTTCTGTTCCCGTAACACCTAGGCGAGTAGGAGGTTCACCATGCCGATCCTTACCCAGAAAGCTGCCCTGCTCGCCAAGGTCGAGACGACGTCGGGAACGGCCATCTCGACGTCGGGGGCCACTGACGCGATCCTCGTATCCGAGCCGATGTGGTCCATCGAAGCGGAGGAGATCATCCGCGCGTTCACGCGTGGGGACATGTCCACGCACCCCAGCGTCTACACGGCGCGTCGCGCCACCTTGTCCTTCAAGACCGAGCTTCGCGGGTCGGGCACGGCGGCTATCGCCCCCGACTGGGCGGTCCTGCTGCGCGGGTGCGGGTTCTCCGCCACTGCGCAGTCAATCGGCACCCCGGCGACCATCACAGCAGCGCCGGCCGGTGCCGTGCGGGCCGGGTCTGGCATGACCAGCACCTTCACCACATCCGGCGCACACGGGCTTCTGGTGGGCCAGTGGGTCACGGTGGCAGGAGCCACTGCCGGCTTCAACGGCTCCTTCATGGTGCTGACGGTCCCGACATCCACCACGTTCACCGTTTCGAACCCCGGCGTTGGCAGTGCCACGGGTGGCGGCGGCACGGCAACGCTGATGGCAGGCGCGCTCTACGCCCCCCAGACCGACAACATGGACACGCTGACCATGCGGCTCTACTGGGACGGCATCCTGCACACGCTGACAGGCACCATGGGCACGTGGACGCTGACCGCCGAGGCGGGCGGCATTGCCAGCATCGAATGGACCTTCACGGGCACCTACAATACGCCCTCGCTCGCTGCCATTCCGGCGCAGACGCTGCAGAGCACCATCCCGCCGATCGTCGGCAGCGTCGACCTCGCCTATCCCCACACGGCGGGGTTCACCACCCTGTATTCCGCGTCGATGAGCATCGACATGGGCAACCAGATCGCGGTGCGTAAAGACATGAACTCGGTGCTGGGGATGCACTCGGTCTACATCTCGGGCCGCACTCCGACCGGCAACTTCACGCCCGAGGTGGACGCGGCGCTGAGTGCGCGTTTCTTCGCCGACTGGGAGGCGTCCACCGTCCGCTCGATCTCTGCGGAGTTCGGGGCGACGCTCGGCAACGAGGTGAACTTCGTGCTGCCCGCTGCCCAGGTCACCGGCATCTCCTACACCGACCGCGACAACATCCGGGCCTACGACATCTCGCTCGGGCTTCGCCGCAGCACCAGCGGGAACGACGAAATCACCCTCTTCTTCCCGTGAGGTGACGCGCATGGTCAGTGAGCCCGAGAAGGGCAAGATGCAGATCAAGGTCTACCTTGTGCTGCAGCGCATCAATTTACCCCGCCCTGGCGAGCCGAACGTGCGGATTGTGGCGACACGCCTCACCCGTGCGGCGGCCCAGAGCGTGGTCGATACGACTTCGGGCACCTACATCGAAAAACAGGTCGCCCAGAAGTAGTTTTTGCAACCCGTTGCAATCTAGGAGGTAGCAACAATGCCTATCGTCGGAATTACCCTCGATGCCGAGCGGACCTACGAGTCCCGCCATGACTCGGATCGGGGCAAGGACACCGCCACCAAGTGGCGCATCGGCACCCTGGACAGCCGCATCTTCGGCATGATCCGGGATCGCTCGACCACCATGGACGTCGACACCGCCAACCCCGATGGCATGGTCTCGACCAACATCAACGCCAACGAAGTGGCCTACGAGACGGTGCAGTTCGGCCTGCGCGGCTGGACCAACTTCCTCGACGGCGGCGGCAACGAGATCGTCTACCGGACGATCAAGATGAACCGTGGCGGCAAGAGCTACAACGTGGTCGACCCGGCGGTGATGTCGCGCATTCCGCAGGCGATCATCATGGAACTGGCGGAGGAAATCCGCCGCGATAACGAGATCGCAGAGGTCGAGGGAAAAAACTAAGGCGGCTGGTCTATGCCCTGATCCTGTTGCCCGAGTGGGATTGCGCAAAGTGCTCGGCAACGCAGAAACGGACCAGGGGATGCACCGAGCCGCCCATTCAGCCGATGGTACTCGACGGCGAGGCGTCATCGCGCTGCCCTCGCCGTCCCCTCCTCGACGAGGGCGAGAAGTGGGGCCGCATTTTCGGGTTTTACTCCCACGTCGATAAGGGTATCCTGCCCGAAGAAGGTGGTCTTCTCTCGCAGCCTCACCGCCTCCTCGAATATTTCTCGGTCATCGACCGGGCAAAACACGAGGCGACGGAGGAGCATCAGGAGCGGGAACGCCGTCGTGCAGCCATGAAGGGCAAACAGTCCTGACCGGCTCGATGGTGGTGGAGATACAATGCGCAACCGCGAGATCGCCTTCGTCCTGCGCCTACAGAACGAGACGGCAGCCGCCGTTCGTCAGATGGCGCAGGACATCCGGGCCGCCATCGCCCTCACCCAACAGCAGGCCAACGCCTCGGCACAAGCCGCCGGGGCCGAAGCCCGTGCCCAGCAGCAGCTTGCCGTAGGCCGGGCACGCATCCGGCGCGAGCAGGCGTCGGCCCGCAACGCCGAGAGCCAGCAGGTCCTCTCCGCCGCCCAGCGCGAGAACGTCGTCGAGACCCAGGTCGCCGCCAACCGCGCCCGGCTCCGGTCCATCCGCGCCCGCGCCCGGGAAGCCGAAGCCCGTGCCTCTATCAGCGGGGCGATGCTCCAGCAGCGCGCCGAGACCCAGGCAGTTCTCCAGGGCGAAGCGGTCAAGCAGGCCGCCTCCCGCACCACGGCGCAGCAGTCCCGCACCGAGGCAGGGCAGGTGCTGCTCCAGGGCCGGGTCACCACCCAGGCCGCCGTCAACGGCCTGCGCATCCAGGCGACCGAAGCCCGGACCAATGCGGCGCAACAGGTCGCTGCCCAGACCGCGAACCGACGCGTTGCCAACGAACTGCTCGACGACTCTCGGCTGCAGGCCCAGGCCGCACGCCAGACCACCGCCGAGATCAAGCAGCAGCAGGCGGCGACAACCGCGACGTCGCGTGCGACGATCGACGGCAACAACGCAGCCAAGTCGGGGGTGGCGCTTCAGCGCGAGCAGACCCGGCTGTCCAGCGAGCAGCAGCGCAACCAGACCCGTGCGGCGACCGACCTACAGCGCCTCGCCACGGCCCAGACGGTCGGCCAGCGCGCCCAGATCAGCGCCCAGACGGCGGCAACCAACGGCGTCACCGCGCAGGTGCGCCAGCAGCGCGCCCAGGTCCAGCTTCAGCAGCAGAGCGTGCGTCTGACGCAGCAGCAGGCAGCGGCCCAGGCCCAGGTGGCGATCAACGCCGCACGGACGGCGACGGCCCAGGCGCGTGCCCAGTCGGCGGGCACCCAGTCGTCGCGGGCGCAGGTCTCGCTCCAGATGCAGCAGATGCGCCAGCAGGCGCTCCAGCAGGCCCTCCAGGCCCGTCAGGCGGCCGGCGGCGGGGGAGGTGGTGGCGGAGGTGGGGCACCCTCCCTGAACCCCGTGGCGCCCCTCATGCGCGGCGCGGGGGCTATCCTCGCGGTGGCCGGTGGTGCCCAGGCGGTGACCGAAGCCGTGAAGATGGCGGACGAGTATCGCAACCTCGCCGCCCGCGTGAAGCTGGTGACCGACAACGAGACCCAGCACGCCGCCGTCATGGAGCGGCTGTCGGCGATCTCGATGGACATCCGCGTCACCCTGAAGGGCACGGCGGACACCTACTACACCTTGGCGCGGTCGAACGCGGCGCTGGGCCTGTCCCAGAACGCGATGATCGACATCACCAAGACGATCAACCAGACCATCGCCATCTCGGGCACCACGGCGGCCTCCGCCGCCTTCGGCTTGATGCAGTTGGGTCAGGCGTTCGGCACCGGGCAGCTACGCGGTGAAGAACTGAACTCCGTGCTGGAGCAGATGCCCCGACTGGCCCAGGCGATCGCCGAGGGCCTTGGCAAGTCGACCCCGGGCGCATTGAAGGCGCTGGCCGAGGAAGGCAAGCTGACCGTGCTGGACGTGGTGAAGGCGATCCAGACCGCCGCGCCGCAAATCCAGGCCGAGTTCGCCAAGATGCCCCTGACCGTCAGCCAGGGGTGGGTGGTCGCGCGCAACGGCTTGCAGTTGTTCATCGCCAGCTTCGACGACGCCACTGGTGCGACCAACGGCCTGGGCCGGATGCTGGCCACCATCGGCCAGACCATGGCGTCGCCCGAGTTCCGTGAGGGCGCGGCCGAGTTCGGCAACAAGATGGCAGAGGTTGCGACCTTCGTCGGAACGCAGATGGTGGCCGCCTTCCGTTTCCTGCGTGATAATATTGACGCGGTCGTAATGTCGGCGCAGGTTCTCGGAGTCGTCATGGCCGGCGCCTTCGGCGCACGGATCGTATTGGCGATCCGATCGGCGACCCTTGCCATGATAGCTTTCAACGTAGCCGTCCGGGCGAACCCGTTCGTCCTTGTCCTGACGGTCATCGCGGCGATGGTCACCGCTGGCATGGCGGCCTACGCCATGTTCCGCGAGGTCCGCCTTAGCAACGAGGAGATGATCAGCAACGCCGAGGCCGGCGAGCGGGCGCTACAGGACGTTCGCGACAAGTCCATTTCGCAGTTGCGCGAGATGAGCGAGTTGCAGCGCAACAACGCGATCAAGCAGACACAACAGTCGATCCCCGAACTGGAGAAGAATATCGCCACGCGTCGTTCGACGCTCAAGGAAGACACGACCAAGAACCTTCCGCGAATGAAGGACGAACTGGAGGGCTTTACCCGCCAATACGGGACAATGTTTGCCAAGGAAAACTTGCCCCTTGAGCAAACGATCCTGCTCAAAGAGCGGATGGTGGACTACGCCGAGTCGGCGGAGGAAGCGGCACGTGCTGTAGGGGTGGCTCTGCCAGACAGCATGCGCACCGCGCTCAACGGCATGTCCCCGCTGTCCCGGATGCTCAAGGGCATCGTGGACCTACGCCGGCAGATCGTGGCAACGGAAATCCGTGTATTCGAGAACACGGACGGCATCGAAAAAGAAGTCGGGATGCTTTCACGGCTTCGCAGGGCGCTGGCCGACGTGCTTTTTGCACGGAAGCTCAACCGCGAGGCGTCCCTGGACACGAGCAAGGAGCGTGTGCCGGCCGACATCTCCGGTGATGCGAAGACCAAGCTCCAGTCGGCCATTGGGAACCTGTTCCCGGACATGGGCAATGCCCGCGAATTGCTGGAAATCCAGGGCATCTTCGACAAGCTGCTGAACCTCGACGAGAAGGGTAAGCCGCTGCTTCGGATGACCGAGGACTTGTCCAAAGCTGTAGGCGGCATGGATGGCCTGCGGCGCGCGGCGGCCATGCTGGGCTCGGGCTACTCGAAGTTCGCCGGCTTCGTCGAACAAGAGACGGTCAAGCTGCGCGACCAGACCGCCGCGACCCTGGCGCAGGCGGCAGCCTACGAGAAGATGTTCGCGGCCCGCGATCAGGCCGGCGGCGCCGGGTTCCTGTCGACCGACATGGCGGCCATCGCCAAGGACGTCGAGGTGTTCTCGCGGTCGTATGCGACGAAGAACAACAAGTTCCTGCTCGACGACATGCAGAACCCGGCGCTTGACCGCACCGGGCAGGCCATGCCTGACATGAACGACGCCGACGTCCAGCGCGTCGGCCGCCTGCGGGAAATCCAGTTGATCCGCGACCGGATCGTGCAACTCGTTGCAAAGGGCAATGAGGCGTCGGCCGAGACGGTCAATCAGGCGGGGCTCGAACTGCGCACGGTCGGCATGACGGCGGTGGCGAAACAGAAGCTGCTCGAATTCGAGAAGCAGGCCGCGCCGATCCGCGCCCTGATGTCGGCGCTATCCGACAAGGACGGCGCCGAGGCGGCCGGGATACTGTCGACATACGAGAAGACGCTGGCCGTGCTGCGGAACACGGCGAACGTCAAGGTGAACGCGGACGCCGCCGGCAACTTCATGCAGATGGCCGAAGGGCTGGCCCCCGCGATCGCCTACGCCAAGCAGTTGGCCGATGCCGAGGCGACGTTGAACGCGGCGATCGAGAGCCAGAACCCGGCGGTCCTGCGGGCGGTCGAGGCGATGGGCGGCTACGAAGCCGTGCTCGCCCGCCTGCGCGGGTCCGCGTCCGGCTTCGCCCTGGCGACCGAACAAGAGACCCAGAAGATCATCGAGCAGACCCAGGCGGTCGAGGCGTCCAACCGGGCCTTCGCCGAGATGTTCAAGGTGCGCAATGCGTCCACGGGTGCCGCTCGCCTGACTGCCGTGTCGTCCGACGTGGCCGCCATCGAGCAAGCGGTCATGGAGTTCCGGCAGGCCAAGGCCAAGGAAAAGAACCTTTACCTGCCCGACGAAACCGGTCGAACCCAGATCGCGGACGCCGCCAACCCGGCGATCGACCAAGCCGCGACCCTGCAGAAGACCCTCCTTCTGAAGCAGGGCATCGCCACGGCGACGCAGAAGGCCGGGCAGGCGGCGGCGGATGCGATCACCAGCGAGCGCATCCTACGCGAGACCTCGGGCCTGACCAACCTGTCGGCCGAGCAGCGCAACAAATATCTCCAGGCAGCTATCCCGCTCCTGGCGATGGTCGCTGCCCTGTCCAAGCTGGACGCGGCCGGCGCCGAGGAGATGCGCAAGAACGTCGACGCGATGCTGAAGGACCTGCAGACGGCCCTGGCGGCCGAAGGCAGCGCCAAGGCAGGCAACGGCATCGCCAAGCTGTTCATGGAAGCCAAGGCCGAGCTTGCCGCCTTCCGCGAACTGGCTTCCGCCCCGATCGACATGCGGGCTTCGCTGCGCCGGGTCATCGAACTGCGCCGCGAAATCGCGGGCGCCGCCGGCACGAAGATGGATGACCCCGGCGTCATCACCCAGGCGAACGAACTGGCCAAGATCAGGTTCGAGAAGGAGCGCATCGACCTCACCAGTCAGAAACTGGAGCAGGTGCGACAGAGCGTAAAGGAAACCCAGACCGAGCAGAACATCGCCTACCTCACCGGCACGGAATACGAGGCGCACAAGGCGACGATCGTCACGATCAACGAGCTTCGTGCCTCGGGCCTTGGCTACACCGAAAAGGACCTCGCACTCATCCGTGATGGTATCTTGCCGGCCGAGCAGGAGATCGCCCGGACCAAGGCCCTGAATACCACCCGCAATCAGGCCGCCGGAGAAGCCGAAAGCACGGTGCGCGAACTGACCATCCAGGCCGCATTGGTCGGCAAGGTGGGGCAGGAGTTTGACCGGGCGAAGTTCTACGCCGAAGCGTATTACGACCTCCAGAAGAACAGTCCAGGCGGCATCGTATCGCCGCAGGACCTCGCCAAGCTCGACGAACTGGTCACCAAGGTCCGCACCGCGCAAGCGGTTCTGAACGAGAAACGCACTTTCGCGGCCGGCATGAAGGAAGGCATCGACGAATTCATCCTCAATGCACAGGACAGCTTATCGATCGCCAAGCAGGGTGTTACCGAAATGGCGACGACGATGAGCGACGCCATCGTCGGCTTCGCTAAGACGGGCAAGTTCGCGTTCAAGGACTTCGCGCTCTCCGTCATCGCCAACCTGATGAAGATCATCTCCACGCAGTTGATACTCAACGCGGTGCAGGGGGTGATGGGACTGCTTCCGGGCGGTGGAGGTGGCGCGACCACCGTGCCGCCGATTGGCGTCGGTGCCGCTGTTGTCCGACATACCGGCGGCATGGCGGGGGACGGCTCGGGCGCTCGACGCACGGTGCCGAACGCGGTGTTCGCAGGCGCGGCCCGTTACCACACGGGGGGCATCGTCGGTGCCGCCAAGCAGGCCCGTGCTGCCAACGACAACCGTCGTGGTGTCCCCGGCCTGAAGCCAAACGAGGTCCCCATCATCGCCCTGAAGAACGAAGCGGTTCTCCCGACCGTCGTCGAGCGTGGCGAGCGCGGCGTGCGCATGATGATGATGCGCGGCCAGGAGGTGATGGTCCCCCTCAAGCGCCTGAAGGACGGCACGTTGGGCCTGGATGGGCGCAGGGCGGCCGTAGAGGCTCGTGGGGCTATGTCCCCTGCCCTTCGCGCCCAGGCGGCTGGGGGTGCCTTCCAGGCCCGGGAAATGGGGGTCTTCAGCCGTGCCCAACGCTTCCACACCGGCGGCGTTGTCGGGGGCTCGCCGGTAGCCGCTTTGGGGACAGGAGGAGGCAACGCCGTGCGGCTCCCGGGCGCCCTCGGCGGCATGGGCGGCGGAGGACAGGCGGTGTTCGCCCCGAGCGTGGTCATCAACATCGAGGGCGGTGCGGCCGGCGGCGATGCCGACGCGCAGGCGGCGTTGGCGAAGACCATGAGCCGCGAACTCGACGCGGCGCTGGAGATGAAGATGAACGCGTTCGCCGAGCGGAACATGCGACCCGGTGGGTTGTTCAGCCGCGCCGCTGACCGGAGGGTTTGATGCCCAGCTTTCTCACCTTCCCCTACGCGTTGGGGCCGACCACCAGCGCTGCGCGAACTGTCCAGCCCCGCATCCTCAAGACCGAGTTCGGGGATGGATACGGGCAGCGCGTGGTGGACGGGATCAACGCGATCCGTCGCATCTACAACGTGTCATGGGAGGATATCAGTCGGGTTGACGCCAACCTGATCGACGACTTCTTCGCGGCCCGCAGCGCGGCCGAGGCGTTCTACTGGACGCCCCCTGGTGCATCGACCCCGCTCTTGTGGGTGTGCGACAACTGGACGAGGACGCACACAACCGTTACGCTGGACAGCATCCAGGCAACCTTCACCCAGGTATTCGACCAGTGACAACCCTGCCCCAGGTCACCATGCGGCTCAGCGGCGAGGCGCTGATCACGTTGTTTCAGCTTGACCTGACCACGGTCGGCGGCCCGGGGACGATCCACTTCACCAAGGACTCGCAGGGCGTTGCGCTGGTTGCTTTCCGGGGGCAGGACTACCAGCAGGTCGACGTCGAGGCGAACGGGTTCGAGTGGGCCGGCTCCGGCCCCATGCCGCGCCCGACCATCCGCGTCAGCAACGTGGCCGGGCTGCTCACGACCTACCTGCTCGACTACAACGACCTGATCGGCTGCAAGCTGACCCGCATCCGGACATTCGCCCGGTTTCTCGACGGCCACGAGGACTCGGCCGAAGCCCCCTACGCCTACATCGCCGACGTTTTCGTCGTCGAGCAGAAGGTCCAGCAGAACGCCACTGCGATCGAATGGCGGCTCTCCTCGGCGCTGGACCAGCAGGGCCGCATGCTGCCCAACCGGCAGATCGTGCGCGACAACTGCATGTTCAGATACCGGACCTGGGACGCCGCGCTGGGGCGCTTTGACAACGGTGACCCGACAGACGCCCGCGCGCCGCTGGTGACGTGCCCCTACGCCGACGCGAACTACTTCGACCGCCACGACAACACGGTTGCGACGGCGGCGCAGGACCAGTGCTCCAAGAAAGTCTCGGGCTGCAAGGTCCGCTTCGGTCAATACGGGAGCCTGCCCTTCGGCGGGTTCCCGGCAGTCGCGAGGACACGCTGATGGCTGGTATCGGATTTCGCGCACCCCCGTTCGTCACGGGCCAGATGATCCTCGACGCCGAGAGGCACTTCGCCTCCGTCTGGCCGGAAGAGGGTGTGGGGTTCCTTCTTGCAACGGGTTTCAAACCCGTCGCCAATATCGCGGAGAACAAGGAAACCCACTTCGCGATCGCGCCGGCGGAATGGCTGCTGGCAGAGGGGCCGATCCTGGCGATCCTGCACTCGCACCCGCGCACCGATCCGGTCCCGAGCGAGGCGGACATGCGCAGCCAGATCGACAGCAACGTGCCGTGGGGGGTGATGCAGTCGAGCGCCGAAGGGTGCTCCGACCCGACATGGTTCGGGGACCAGTTGGAGCCCCTGCCCCTCCTCGGCCGACCTTTCGTCCATGGCGTGGCGGACTGCTTCGCGCTGGTGCGCGACTACTTCCGCCAAACCCACGGGATCATCCTGCCGGACCAACCCCGCGATCAGGACTGGTTCAAGAAGGGCCAGGATTTCTACGCCTTCTACCGCGACTGGGGCTTCTCGCCGGTCGAAACCGAGAGCGACTTCGCCAACATCCGGCCCGGAGACTGCTTCCTGATGAAGCTGCGTTCGCCGGTGCTCAACCACGCCGGCATCTACACCGGTGATGGCTTGATCTTGCATCATCTGGAGGGGTATCTATCGCACCACGTGCCCCTACATACGTGGGCGTCGCACGTTGCTCTGTGGGTCCGACACGCCTCGCTTCAGGTTCCCGAGGAGGGATAATGCTCCGCACGATCCACCTGCATGGTCGCCTGAAGCACGGCTTCGATCCCCACTACGAGATCGACGCGCAGACCCCGGGAGAGGCTGTGCGCGCCCTGCTGCACATGGTCCCGGGCTTCGAGCAGGCCCTGCGATCCGGCACGTGGCGGGTGATTGCCGGCGATCGCAAGACCGGCCGGCGCCTGGGCGAGGACGAGGTCAAGCTGCCCTTCATGGGCCGCAAGGAGCGCACCCTGCACATCGTCCCGGCGGTGGCCGGCGCGGGCCGGGGCGGTGGTGGCAAGGTCATCATGGGCATCGCGCTGATCGCCATCGCGATCGCCGCCCCGTATGCCATCGGCGCGGCGGGCCTGGGTCTCGCCCCCGGTGCCGGCTTCGGCGCCATGATGGGGGCCGCGATCCCGGGGACCTTCGGGCTCGTGTCGTTCAAGGGCGTCGCCATGCTCGGCGCGATGATGGCGCTCGGTGGTATCACCCAGCTTCTCTCGCCCCAGCCGAAGACCAACTACGACAACCGCGAGAAGGCCGACGACAACTCGGCGCTCTACAACGGCCCGGTCAACACGTCCGAACAGGGCGGCCCGGTGCCCTTGATCTACGGCACCATGATCGTCGGCAGCAAAAGCATCGCCATGGGGATCAACCCCGAGGATATGCCCGTCGACGTCGCCGGCAATGACGACCCCGAGGAGTCGAACTTCTGGGGCGTGGTGAGGTCGACGACATGAACGCCATCACTCCCTACGGTGCCGGCGGCGGTGGCAAGGCCCCGAAGGGCCAACGGTCGGCCCAGGAAGACCCCAACACGCTGCGGTCAAAGACGATCGCCTACGTGGTCGACCTGATCGGAGAGGGGGAGATCGAGGGCATCGTTGGGGGCATGAAAGGCATCTACCTCGACGAGACGCCGCTGCAGAACGAAGACAACAGCTTCAACTTCTCGGGCATCGTCGTCGACACCCGCAACGGCCTGCCTCAGCAGACCTTCATCCAGGGCGTGTCGGCGGACAGCGGCCTGTCGATCCCGGGCGGTGAGGTCAAGTTCTACATCGCCGGCAACTCGACTACCTTCTGGATCGGCACGGTGAGCGACACGACCGTGGACGCGGTGCGGATCGTCTACCAGATCGACGCTCTGTTCGCGCAGGACAAATCCAACGGCGACATGCACGGCAGCAGCGTCGACGTGATCATCGAGACCAGCACCAATGGTTCACTCTGGGTGCAGGTCTACAACGACACCATCCAGGGCAAGACGATGAGCCCCTACCAGCGGGGCTACCGGGTGAACAAGCCGGCCGGCGCGACCAACCCGTGGTATGTGCGCGTGCGTCGTCTGACGTCTGACCCGACCGACAGTTCCGAGAGCCGCACGACCCGGGTGTCCGGCGTGGTCGGCCTGCGCGACGACAAGTTCACCTACCCCTACTCGGCCCTGGTCGGCATCACCATCGACACGTCGAGCTTCGGTGAAAGCCTGCCGTCCCGCGCCTACAAGGTGAAGGGGCTGAAGGTCTCGGTTCCGTCGAACTACACCCCTGCCACCCGGGCATACAGTGGCACCTATTGGAACGGCCTGTTCTCTGGCACCAAGCAGTGGACGGACAACCCCGCCTGGATTTTCTACGATCTCCTGACCAACCCGCGCTACGGTCTCGGCGACGTCATCACCGCGTCGTCGGTCGACAAGTATGCGCTCTACGAGATCGCCCGATACTGCGACGAACTGGTCTCGGACGGGCGCGGCGGGACCGAGGCACGGTTCACCTTCAACGGCATCCTCAGCACCCGCGAAGAAGCCTACACCGTCCTGCAGAACCTCGCCTCCGTGTTCCGGGGCATGGTCTACTGGGCGAACGGCACCATCTATGCGACGCAGGATAGCCCGAAGGCACCCGTGCAACTCGTTGCACCGGCCAACGTCAAAGGCGGCACGTTCAACTACTCGTCGACCGCACTCAAGGAGCGGCACAGCACCGCCCTGGTGACGTGGAACGATCCCGGGGACTTCTACCGTCCGGCGATCGAGGTGGTCGAGAACCCGACCGCACTGGCCCGCTACGGCTATCGTCCGATTGACGTAGCGTCGATGGGCTGCACCTCGCGGACGCAAGCCTACCGCCTCGGCCTGTGGATGCTGTTGAGCGAACAGTTGGAAACCGAGGCGGTCAACTACACGGCCTCGCTGGACCATATCCTCGCCCGCCCCGGACAGATCATCGAAATCCGCGACCCCGCGATTGACGGTGCCCGCCTGGGTGGGCGCATCGCGCCGATGGATGATCTGTGCATCGCGCCGGGCACGAACTGGATCACCGACGCGACCTTCGAAGACCAGACCCCGCTCGGCTGGTGGAACGTATCCAACGCAGCTTCCACGTCGACGGAAATCCGCCCGGCGGTGGCGACGGTCATGGACCGGCCTTGGCGGACGGCGCTGAAGTCCAACTCGCCGCGCCTCTACTGGGGCTACGTGGACGTTGCGCGGTCCATGCCGGTGGTGGTCGGCACGACCTATCGGAAGGGTGCTTGGCTTAACACCCAGGGCACGACGCACAACTGCCAGATCGTGACTCGCTATGTGAACTCGGCAGGCGTGCTGGTGGCCAGCATCGGCTCCGCGTCGGTGCCCGCCGGCAGCGACTGGACCTATGTCTCGTTCAGCTTCGCGGCGCCCGCGACAGCGGCCTATGCCCAGTTCTACGTTGTGCAATCCGGACTGACCTCGGTCGATCCAACCAAAACCGTGCTGGTCGCCCTTCCCTACTTCGGCACCGCGTCGCCCTACGCGAACAACGGCGCCTACCTCTCCATCAAGACCGATGCCCCCATCACGCTGGGCGGGTCCGACACTATTACCATCGCGGGCAACGATGTCGAACGCCCGTTGGCGGGTATCTCCCGCACCGGCAACGTGGTCGCCATCACCACTTCGACGGCGCACGGCTACACCAATCTCTCCCATGTCGGACGCAAAATCACGGTCAAGGGAGTCGCCGACAACTCGTTCAACGGCGAGCACGTCATCGTCAACATCTTCAGCACGACGGTCATTCAGGTCAACCAAGTCGCCGCCAACG